AGTTAGCCAACACAAATACAAACTAGACAAAATAGTTGAGTGTTTGCAATAATTACCTTGCAATTCCGGAATTTATTATTAATTTAAAAAGGTAAATTATAATAAGTTAATATGGAATTGAAGAAAAACAACATGGTATTTTTCCATGCAGGCGATGTAGTCGTGTTAAAACAGGACTTACCAAATAAGCCTGAGATGATCATAAAGAGTGTGCTAAAGTCTAAAGCCACAGAGAATAACAGACCAGTTTTATTAGGGGTTAAATGTTTTTGGTTTACAGACCAGAAAGAATATCAAGAACAATCCTTCGACACAAAAGATTTAAAAAAGGTAGGAAATGCTTAAATTCACAGTACTGAATAATAACGTCTGTGTAGATCCTAATATAATACTCATAAAAGAATTCGACGCTATTGTGCAGTATGGGATTAAGAAAAAGGATCCTAATTTATCCAACAGACTATTGTTATATATTTTCTATTGTTGTGATTTGACAAGCGATAACCCTGTAAAAGATGTGGATTTCCGCTTAAAAGAAAGTCAAGCTATGGCTATCGCTTTTAGGGGCGAGAAGAAATCTTTTACTAAAGAGGAAGAGAAACTAGTCAATGCCGGAATAGATGCTTATAACTTTTATAATGAAACATCTGCTGAAAGAGCTATTTACGCAATAGACAAAAAGATAGATGAGGCTAGAACGTCCCTTGAAGCTATGGAATTAGAAGTAGTAAGAAACACAGACCCAAATAATGGGAAAGTAACTTTTACTTCTAATGAAGGTATTATGGGTAATTTAGCAGATCAGATTGGTAAGATGATGACCCTGAAGTTGACTGTAGCTAATGCGGCGACTAAATTAGAGAACACTGGTAGAGTTCGCGGAGGTAAGGGTTCTTCTATTGCGGAAAGAAGTTCTACTTTAATAAGAAGATCTGAAGACTAATGGCAAAGAAGATAAAGGACATATCAAAACAACATACTATACCGGGTAGAAATGATTATGATCCGTTTGATCTTCCGTTTTTAACCAAGGATAAGGATGGGCGTATTTGGAATGGAGAGTTCGAGGTTACTGATGCACCTAAGAAGTTAGTAGGAGTACCTACAGGCCAGGAGGAAATAAAATTGTCTGATTACTTAGTTTATAGACCTGTACCTAAAGAGGTTATAGCATGGAGGAACATACCTAATTATCACCCTGATAGTTTAGATATGGAATCATGGTATGAGCCTTTAATTAACTTTTGTTACGACGGGGTATGGGTAGACGGGGAATATTTCAACCCTTTTTTCATGTATTGGTTAAATGTATTCGTTTTCCCAGTACCTTTGTATGATGAAGATGGAAACCCTACAGAGGACTTTACTACTGGTCACGCAACCTATTGTAATATAGATAGATATTTCATGGATTACTGTTGGAAAGCAGAAATACTAAGAAAAGACTGCTCTATAATGGGAGGCCGGGGTGTTGGTAAATCATTCTTATACAATTGCATATTAGATAGAGAATATAGATTATTCCCTAAATCATCATCAGTAATTTCTTCTACTAATGAAGATACTACAAATGAAGCGTGGGATAAGATCGAAAAGGGTCTTGAAGCCATTGAAGTTAAACACCGAGCCCTCAAATACAAAAGATTAGTCGATTCTGCAACACGTAAAGAAAGTGGGGAGTTAATAGAATTACCTGACGGGACTACTGAAAAGACGGGGCATTTATCTGTTTTTGAAAAAATAGTATACGGTAAAAACCCAGGTAAAACTAGGGGTAAGCGTCCTACAAAGCAACTCATAGAAGAGTTTGCGGCGTTTCCACCATCTCATCAAAAGGGATCTTTACGAGCTTGTATGAGAGAATCTAGAGGTTCTTGGTATGTAATGGGATCTATTAAGAAGTGTACAGTATTGTATTCTGGTACTGGTGGTACGGTTGAGAATGATGAAGCGGAAGATGTTTTTACAAAACCAGATGCTCATAATATTTTATCTGTAGAAGACTGGGGTATAAAATCAGGATTTTTTGTACCTACTCATATAAAGAGAGCGGGTACTTGGGAGAAAACAGGTTGCCCTGATATTGCAAAAGCTACCTCAGAAGTAATGAGAGAGAGGGAGGCAGCGAAGAATGATACTGAGTCTTACATGGGTTTACTACAAGAATACCCTATGACTATCAGAGAGGTATTTACGCGTAGAGGAACTAACATATTCAATCAAGATAAAATAGCTTCCCAACGTATATCTATAGAACATGATAAAGGAGTACCGAAACCAGAGAGAGGTTTCTTGAAGTGGGTAAGAGCCGAAAACGGGAGAATAACAGGTGTTACCTGGGACCCTAGTTCACAAGGGGATATAGAAATCTTAGAGCATCCACATTGGACAAACAAGGAACTTCCGGAGGCTGAACAAACGCCTATACCTAATTTATACGTTGCAGGATGTGATAGTATTGACCAAGGTACATTAGACTCCTCACATGCAACTAATAGTAAGAAGGGTTCAGAGCTGGCAATGTTGGTGAAAAAGAGAACTCTCGGCTATTTCCAACATTCGTCTAATATTTACGTTTGCAAATACAAAAAGAGATCTCCAGATGTTAGAACGGATTGGGATAATGCTTTAAAGATTGCTTACTATTATAATACAGAGGTAAATATTGAATATACTAAGATAGGTATTGTAGGTCATTTTAGAGACCATGGCTTTTACCACTTACTAAAAAAGAGACCTACGATTAACCAAACGAGCGCTGACCCTAGTAAAACTTCGCACTTAATCGGTACGACTGCGGCGGGGCCTATTATAGACCACATGGACCAAAAAACGGCCGCTTATATCGAGGATTTTTACGATACCATATGGTTTAAAGATTTGTTGGAGCAGTTGCAAGATTACAACAGGGAAGATAGAACTAAGTATGACCTTGTTATCGCTATGGGGCTTTCAGAATTATCTGACGAAGATTTAATGGGGCATATAGCGAAACCTAAACAAGTAGAGAGCAGAAAATTACAACTGTTTGGTTATTACACAGACCCCGAGACAGGCTATAAGAAGTACGGATTAATACCAGATCAAAGTGAAAGGCCTGACGACATGAAACACATATTACAGCAAGAGGCGGAGAAATTTAGACAACATGGTGGTGTCAGATGGATCGATAATACGGATCCAACTAATCCAATTATGCACTATTAAATTTACTTTATTAATTGACTGTATTTTACTATCATTGAAATTATAATAAGTTAATATGGAAAAAATGAATTTCACACCTCACAACAGAAATGTTTTAGTTGAGGTTACAGAATTACCTACTACGGTAGATGGCGTTTATATTGGAGAACAAGCTTTGGCTAGTAAAACTAATATAGAATTTTATTACGGGCAAGCATTAAAATTGGGTGAAAGTGCTCATGAAGAATGTCCAGGTTTAAAAGAGGGAGATTTAGTAATCTTTTCTCAATTTGGGGGTCATCATTTAAAAACAGATGATGGGTTTTGTAAAGTAGTAAGAGCAGGTAATATTGTAGCAACAGCAAAAGATTTTAAAGATATGAGAAGTGATAATGTATACCCAACTTGGGATAGAATTTTAGTAGAAATTATTGGTGAGAAGTTAATTGATGAGGATGGTATTTATAACGAAGATCTTGAAGATCCTAGAGAAGCTGTTACTCAGAAAGGAAAGGTAATTTCATGTGGGGCAAATGCACTACAATTCGAGCCAGGAACTATTGTTTTATTCGATCCTTATTGCGGGAATTTAATCGTTAATGAAAACGATCTTAAGTTGAAAACAATTAATAGTTTTGACGTATTAGTTACGTTGCCGAAAAAATAATAAAATATAATGGGAGTATTTGTAAATAATTACTATAATATTGAGGATCTTTATACCTCAGAAAAGGATAAGAATAGTTTTGACTATTTGCACAAGTCCGTAGATTATTATATCACTTCTCTCCTAAAAGAAAAATTACATATTAAAAAGGCCCGAAACTTATATGACGGCCGAAGAGACAAAGAGGAGTTTCGATATCTAGAGGAAACTTTTGGTATAGAAGCAGCTATAGCTGTAAAAATGACACCTCTTATAAAAACCCGTATAGATGTGATTCTTGGTTTATTATTAGACCAAGAATTTTCATTTACGGTCTCCGTATCAGATACTAATACACTAGATCAAGTTGCGGCAGAGAACCGTAAGAAAAAAGCAGAGGCAGTTGTAGCAGCTTACAAGGAGCGTATGAAGAAGTACGTTAGTAAAGTAAGGCAAACTGAAGGCAACCCTCCGAAAGAAGAGGAAGAGGCGGACAATTTCGTGCAGAAAATACTTGATGAAATAGATGAGAACTTTATTTCTTCTTTTGAAATTGCGGCCCAATCCTTAATAACTTTTTTCTCACAAAACCCAACAATAGACTTAAAACAAAAAGTAAAGCAATACTTTTTAGATTTACTTATTACTGGTGAAGCTTACTACAGAACGAGAGTTGATAAGGTAGGTGAGGACCCTATTGTAGAAATTTGTAAGCCTGAGAACATATTCTTTAGTAAGAATACATCACACCAGTTTTTATCTTCAGGGCACCAACCTAATGTGACTGCGGTTGTTCATAGATTCTATCTTAAACGTTCAGAAATATTGAACAGATGGGGTCATTTAATGAATGATATGGATAAGGCTAGGATTTTTGGGGATTACTCTGAAGGTCAAAGAAGAATCACTAGCCCTAGGCAATTAGATTATGTTTACCGTAGAGATGCTGAAGGGGATGATGACATTCATAATCAGCACACAAATAGTAATTTAGATACTTTACCATGCTACCATGTTGAGTGGTTAGCTAACAACGAGATAGACTTATCTGAGAACGATATAAACGACTTACAGATTGTAGAAGATAGTACAGTGAGTGATCACTTTAAAGATATTTATGGCGAAAAAGCGGGGTCTGGTAAACCAAAGAAAAAGGGGTACAGATTAGATCGTTATGAAGGGCTTAGAATTGGTGAAGATATTTATTTGAATATGGGGAAGAGTAAGTTCCCGCCTAGAAGTGAGGGTAAATTTTGGTTAACCACTTTGTCTTATAATGGTATTGCTTACAACGACAGAAACGGAAAACCTTATTCACTCCCTTTAGCTTTAAAAGACTTACAAGATTCTTTTGATATAATTAATTTCTTCCGTGATAACCTCATCGCAAATGCGGGTGTAGATGGATCTAGGATTAACTTAGCGGCTATACCAAAAGTATTAGGTAATGATTACATGGAAAGGTTACTTAAGTTCCTGGCTTTCAGAAAGCAAGGTATAGAGCTTTATGACCCTACAGAAGATGGAGCTAATTTATTCAACCATTATGGAGACTTTAAAGGGTCTTTGACAGGTAACTTAATAGAGCAATTGGCTTCTGTTTTGGAATCTATAGAAAGACAAGCAGATATAGTATCGGGTATTAATAGACATATGTACCAGGCAGCGGAAGTTAGGGATGCTGCTACCAATGTTAAATTAGGCCAGCAACAAGTATCTTTAATAACCAAGGATATATTTGAATTATTAGATACTAGCCGAATTCATATGTTGACAGATTTACTGAATATAGGTAAATTAACTTATGTAAAAGGCAAGAGAGGTTCTTATATTGTTGGTACTAGGCAGATGTTGTTTGAAGTAAAACCAGAATCTTTCTGTTTTAGCGACTTCAATATAAATGTTTTAAACTCTTCAAAAGAACTTTTAAAGGTAGAAAAAGTTAAACAACTTATACCTGAGCTTGTAGCAGCGGGTATGGTTGAACCGGACGTAGCTATAAAAGTTACTATGTCAGATTCTCCTAGTGAGATATTACACGTAGTAAATGCAAGTCTTGCTAAGAAAGCTAAAGAAAATAGTGCGATGAGTCAGATGCGGCAACAATTAGAGCAATTGTCTGGTCAGATAAAACAATACGAAACGGAATTACAAAAATCTGCAAAAGAAGTTGAGGCCCTCACTAAGGCAAGTGACGAACTAAAAGTTAGAGACCTTGAAATGAGGGAGAAGGAATCTCAAGAAAGATTAAGACAATCTCAGAAAAGGTTAGAACTAGACACACAACTTGGGCTAAGAGAAATGAAGAAGGACGAAGAGGTTGTTAGATTGGAGAGAGAACAGATTTACGCAGAGAATGCTAAAGGTTCATCTAGGGAAGTTAGAAATGATTTATAATGAGTGAAGAAAAGCGTTATATAATAAAACTAGATGACAAAACAAGAGTTACTGTCAAGGAGTACCAGCTGTTTAAAAGCAGGTGGATTACATACTTCGGGTCAGTAGAAAAAGTAGAAGAGTTTATAAAAAATTACAAATGTAAATAAAATGGATATTAGAACTATAGAATCTGTTGTTACTTCAGGAGGATTAGCGGACACTAATTTTCGAATTGACGGTGATTTAGAAAACGTTAGTTTAGCTTGGGATGAGGCTGAAGAAACACTAGGTGTAGTGGATTACAATCTTAACTACTCTGTATTACCGTGGCAATTATATGCTGATGGTGTTAAAAAAGTATTCTTGACCTATAACGGTAAATCAGCTCAAACAGGAGATATTCTAGAGACTGTTCTATTAGAATCTAATAACGAAGATGATATTAATCAGATCCCTGGTTATAACAACTCAAATGAGTGGCATTATGTGCCGAGGGAGTTCAATTACCCTAGTGAATTTCAGTATTTAACTGATCCATCATTATACGCTAATCAACCATATGATTACAGCCAAGGATTTACAGTAGTAAAACAATTTTTAACTGCACAAGCTAACTTAGCTCCTGGTACACCCGCTTATACTGCTTTTTACAGAGCGCCACATTACACTAGCTTTATACCGGCAAATGTGGATGGCAATAGAATATATAAAGATGGGTGGTATACTTCTTATGTTTGTGTAGTAAGAACTTGGACTTCTGTAGACCCAGTAGTTAATGGGGCTTCTACAGGTGATATCGTTTACTATGAAGAGCAGAAGAAATTTTATATCAATATTTCTGGGCAAGGGGGCACATTAATCCCTGATCCTAACGATCCATTGAAACAAATACCGGACCCAGCGCATTGGAAGGTTAATCCTACTTTTACTGAATGGCAAACTTTGATGAGAAATAATTTAGGGCCTACGTCAGTGAATGACCCAATTTATTTTATTGAGACTCAACATTTAGTAACAGTAGACCTCAATAAAGCTATAATTTTTGAATTGAAAAAACAGTGTAATTGTTGTGTTACTGGTAAATTCAACGCATCCTCTATTGATACTTATATGAGATTAGTTCAAAAGAGACTAGGTGCTTGGGTGCAGTTTAATGAGGAATTATTTCATGAGGCTGCTGCTATATTAGAGACTGCAAGAGAGACTTGTTATCAGTGTTTATATCACCAAGGAGAATGTAATAATTGCTAAGATATGATAATTAGATTTACAGATGACTATATTGATGAAATAAAAGCCGCGCAAGTAGCTTTGGGCAATATTCATTCTTATATAGCAGAACAAGAACCTTTTGTAGGTTTGTCGAGATCTCTTGATAACTTGTATGCACGCAGTGTATTACTTAGCGGCATTATAGATCATTTATCTTATGATGATAACTCGGACCCAAAATCCAATGAGACCATATTATTGAATTTGAAGAAAATCGTTAATATGGATGTCTGCAAAACGCAGAGAAATAAAGTTAAAAACGTAAAAAATAACCATATAACTTCTTAAAAATGTTCGGTAACCAATTTCCTAATAATACATTGGGGCAAAATTCAATGAATCCTAGAGCTAGAATAATTGAAAACGCGCCAGATACGGATAGTAGATTAATTAAAATCGTGAATGGAGCGACTAGTGTTGCGCCTAATTTATATCATGACCACACAAGAATAGAATATATAGCCCCAGTGGGTAACAGCTCTGGAGTAACCTTTTCAGCTCCAATTAATACAGAGGAGAAGAGTCTACACTATTTGGTTCTAGATAATTCTAACAATACAGTTGCAAAAACATTTACGTTCAGTAATGACTACGTGTTTTTAGACGATTTGGGTGTTAACGTGTATACAGTAGCCGCGGGTAAAAAACAAATATGGTTTGGTATTTACACTGCAGGTAAACTGAATTTCAGAGTAAGTATAGAAAGTACCAATTAATATTGGTATTTTTTCTCTATATTTTAAATAAGTATTAATAAGTAAATATGTAAATTATGTCAAAAAGTAACTTGAGTCTAGATGACTTACACGATGAAGATGAATCTATCATCGATCCTGCAGTAGATCCTGCTAAACCTGAAAACGAAGGGGAAGACCCTAATAACGATGAGGGGGAAGACGACGGCGAAGGTAATTCCGGTGGTGATGAACCAGGGGGTAATGGAGAGCCTGAAGAAGAGCCAGCGTCTGGTTTAGAACAATTTTTATCACAGTACGGTATAGTAGGTGGTATGATTGAATTCGAAGAAGGGGAACAAAAACACTTTAATGAATTAGAATCTGAAGAGCAATTCAATATTTTGTTTGAATTAGCACAAAGAGGTAAATCTATCGAAGAACAAAATCTAGGGCTAGATGATGACGAGGTAGAATTGGTAAACTGGATTCGCAACACAGGTAGACCAGTTGAGGAAGCTGTGAACATACTTGCTCAAGAAAGACTAGCTCAGTTAGAAGCTTTAAGAGCAGCAGGGGGAGAGGATTTCACCACCATGTCTGAGGACGCTATAATGGCTAAGTGGTTAAAAGAGAATAACCCTGAAGCAAATGAAATTGAATTAGCGGAGGAATTAGAAAGACAAAAAGAAAGTTCTTTCTTCTCAAAAAATGCCAATAAGTTAAGATCGCAATATGTTGCGCAACAAGAACAAGAAGCTAGAATAGAGCAGGAAAAACGAGAAATGGCGGCAGAGGCTGAATTAGAGGAAGATCGCGCAAGAATCGTTAACGCTGCTATGGGTATTAAAGATGTTATAGGCTACCAAGTCAGCGACGAGATTAAGAATGAAGTGTTAGAATCTATATTAGAGGTAAACGAACATGGTGATTCTTTATTTATGCAAGAGGTTTTTGGTGACCCGGAGAAGTTATTTAAAGCCGCTTGGTTGTATAAGTTCGCAGAATCTCACGTAAACGATTTAGAGACTTACTACAAAAAAGAGTTGGCTAATAAATACCAAGAAGGGCGTAGAAGCGTTACAGGTGGATTACCAAGTGAACCTGTTCATGGGTCCGGTAGTACTACAGGTGGTAAGAAAGCAGCAGCAGAAACTGGCCAAAGAACTAAACCTACAAAGACTTTAGATGATATTCATAATGATTAAATAATTTTCCCTGATTATTATAATATTTTTTAATTTATATTAAGCCAAGATTTTAAATCAATTATTAACAACAAGGGTGGAACCACCATCCAGAAAACAAAAAAAGAAGCATGAAAATTGTAGACAGAAACACAGTCGTTCAGAACTTAGGGGACACTAAGACTGTACAGGCATTCGGTCGTTTGTTGGGAACAAAACCTCACAAGTTAGGTCAAGTTGCAACAATGTACCCACAGTTAGCTATTTCAACGTTAACTGACGCGTTAAAGAACGTTTATTACAACCCGAAAAAAGATTCAGGATCTTTCTCTCCAATCAACTCTATGGTTATTGAGTGGGAAATCGACGTTAACTTCATTAAAAGAGTTAAGATCGTTGGTAGTATCTCTGGAACTGGTGTTGGTAAATTTGTAGAGACTATTCAATTAGAAGAGAAGTACTACGATAAAAACGATACTTTCACTTTAGATAACAAACAACAGTTATTCGTTGTAGCTCCGCCAAGAAAGATCAATGCTAAAGCATGGGAATACAAAGTAGTTTTAGTTGGTAACGACTTAACAAAAGCTATTAACACTACTTACGCTTCTGCTGGTAAGTACACAAGATACCGTTCGAACTACCACCCAGAATTATCTGAGAGAGGCTATACTAAATGGGTATCTAACACAGAAACTCACAGAAACTATATTTCTCGTCAAAGAGCATCTACTGACTGGTCTGGTGACTTTGGAATGCAAGAGGATGTATTTATCCAAATTGGTAAAAACAGTAAGGATGCTGCGTCTTACTTGAAAATGACAAAGAAAGAGAAAGAATGTATGGATACTTTCTTATTATCAAGAGAGCAAAACTGTATCTTCTCTGAAACTAACTACGATGTAAACGGTAAATGTTTAGATCAAGATGACCACGGAAGAGATATCCCAATGGGTGATGGAGTTATTCCACAAATCGAAAGATACTGTGATAAATTCTCTTTCTCTATCTTAACTTCTGATGTATTGGATGATGTTATGTCAGCTATGCGTGAGAAATCTGATATGCCAACTGGTAACACTTACGCGGTTGTTTGTAACGAGAGATTATACGATTTATTCGGTAAATTAATGGTTGCTGACTTGAGATTCTTAGCTTCAGCTGATGGTGCTTATTTCTACTCTAAAGCTGCTAACGATAAAGTTAAAGTTGGTGCTGAATTTGATACTTACACTTTCCAAGGTAACACTATCTCTTTCATGCCTGATAGAGCATTATCTCACGAATACCCAGACCACGCTTACGGTATCTTCTTAGATACAGGAGCAGATTTAACTTCTGGTCGTCCAAACGTTGCTATGTTTACTATGAAAGGTGCTGAAATCATCTCTGGTAACTTAGTTGGTATGGGTGGATTAGACGGTAAGTCTTCTGGTGAGGTTTCTACTTCAGTTCACGGTTCTCAGTACCACTTGTTAGGGTACAGTGGATCTGTTGTATTCAACCCTTACAAAAGTTTCTTATTGGAAGAAGCGGTTACTATCTAATAGATACAACCAATCTTTCATTAGATATAAAATTAGCGCTGACCACCAGGTTGGCGCTTTTTTATTGCCCTTATGGTTCTTATTACCCTTGAATAGTAAATTTTAATTACGATATTTATCGCAGTGTTTATTTATAAATCATAATAAAATAAGAGAATATGTTGAAACATGATGACATGGATGAAGTTTACCAATTAGAGAATGGTACTTTATCTGACAAAATTATTGAAATTAAATCCGTATTTAAAAACGGTAAAAGAACTGTTCAACCAGCTTTTGATAGAGCAACTGGATGGTGGGCAGGAGTAGATCGTTTAACAGACGAAGAGAAGAAGAAACTTAAATACTATGTTACAGTAGGAAATTCTGGTGAACAAGCTAGATTAAATACTAAAATGGTATTGAAAGATGGAATGATCTTGAATTTGTCAAATGAAGTGGATGCTATTAACTGGAAATGGTTACAGCACTTACCTTGTTTGGCTAAGTCATATGAGGCAGCTCAGAGTTCAAAAGCGGAATTTTATATCCACATTGAAGGAAGAGAGGCTACTTTGAAAAATAATAGAACTGAGAGAGTATTTAAAGCTCTTGAAAAGGTTATGAATGACCCAGAAACTAACTACACAGACCGAGCTTTATTGTTAGGTGTAGATATGGAGGGTGAACCATTGCCTTTAATTAAAGAATTTTTATTAGATTCTGCACAAAAGAATCCAGACAAAGTGTTGGCTATTTACCGTGATGGAGCTATGAAAATTCACTTATTATATTTGAAGGCTAAGAGAAAAGGTGTAATTACTGCCAGCCCTTCTGACGGTGTTATCAAGTACGGTAACAATACTATTTTAGGTATCACGGATGAGGCTGCTATCGCTTACTTACAAATGAACGAGGATATCCTTCAATTGTTAGAGCAAGATATTAACCCAGAGTATTTCTCTAAGCAGATGACTAAAGCTGAGTCGGCAGGTAAATTAACGCCAGCTCAAGCAGCAGCTAAAGCTAGAGAAGCAAGAGCAAATAACACGGAGAACAATTAATAGAACTGAGAAATGACTGAGAAGCAAGCCTACGAGTCTATACTAAGAGAAACAAGAAAAGCGAAAGCCCCATCACTTAGATTAGATGATTATAACTACTGGATGAACAAAGGTGTCCAGGAGTATATCAATGAAAGGTATGCTTTATATGCAGTTTCTCAACAATTAACAGATGACCTCCAGGCTATCTCTACATCAGCTGTTCTGAACGTTGTAGAGACTGCTCCATTCACATATGTAGGAAATTATGCAGGGGGTTTTACACAACCCTCTGTTCCTATTAGTTATGGTAGTAAATACGGATCTAATTTTATAAAATTTTCATTGCCTTCTAACTACTGGCATATGAAAGCAGTTCACACTACCGCACAAGTTAAATTCCCGTACAAATGTTATGGTTTAGGTTATACTACAACTTTACCCTCAAAGGCAATCACACCCGACATAGCTGTTGGGATATCTAACAACTCTTACTTGAAACCCTCTATCGAAAGATTTTACCATGATTTCAGTGATGGGTTTGGTGCAAATGTGAAACCAGATTTATCTGTATATGGAGATCTTAGTAAAATTAGTTTCACAGGAGTAGTAATTGATTATTTTAAAGAACCCGCTAAAATAGATTTAACATTACAACAAAGAGATAATCCAATTGATAACTCTGCGGTTCTAGAATTCCCAGAATACGTTTGCAATGAGATCATAAAAAGAGTAGTTAGATTAGTGTTAGAAGCAACTTCTGACCCTAGATTACAATCTCACATCCCTATAAATAAGACTATACAATAATTTTCCCTTATAAAACGGGATAATAATATTATTATATCAACTGGTTAGGACACCAGCTTAGCCTTTATTCACAAAAATATAAACCTGTCTTATTATACTGGTAAAAATGAGACAACAAACAAATTAAAATTATGTTTACATTATCTGAAAAAATTAGAGTAATTAACTCTGACGCAGACATTCAAATTCTTTCTGCAACTGGCGTTTTGGCTACCACTACGGCTGCTATCGTGGCTTCTGGTACTCCTGCATTAGACTATGAGTATGGTTCAATCGCTATCCCAGGATTTGGAAAATTCCCTATTTCAGCTGCAACTGCTGCAGAGAGACAAATTGTTTCTTTTATCAAGGCTACTAGTGTTGCGCCTACTGCAAATGTTAAGGATTTCACAGTAGTTTCTCCTACAGCCTCTTTAGCTATCGGGGATGCAATTGAGGTTATCGTTTCTATCGAGACTTCAAGATACCAATCTGATGTTTTAACAACTAATCAAATTGGTGGTGGTAGAACTGTTAAGTTTTCTACAGCTCCTTTAGCGGCTATTGCTGCTACTGATATCAGAACTGCGATTGTTGCTGGTTGGGCTACTTACAAAGATTTATTTGCTATCGGTACTCCTTCTATTGAGGTTACTGCTAGTGCTGTTGCTACTAACAAAGTTAGAGTTGCTGCTGCGCCAGGATTCGAGTCAATCACTATTACAAAGGTTGAGATTAAGCGTGTAGCACAAGGTGCAGGTTTCCAAACTCCAGTGAAATTAGTTGAAACTCTTATCACTGCTGGTACTGAAGGAAGAGGAACTGGTAAATTCTTAGAGGAGTCTGTTAGAATGGCTACTGGCTTGAACAACGACCCTTACGGAATTGATACTACTGGTACTCAAGTTGACTTAAGAGGTACTTATACTGAGTATAGCTTTACAATAAATGCTCCTTACACAGAGAAGTTATCTACTTTAGCTGCTGACAACGGGCCACTTCCAGCTACTCATAAATTTGTACTTTACGTAAATGAAGTAACTGGTGCAGGTACTAACGGAGCTATTGCAAGATTAGACGCGGCTTTCGCATTAGTTTAATATTTAAGATTCGCTTTAGGATCACCAAAGAGCCTC